AGGTTGCAGTTACGCTACCTCGTATTGGTTTTGAAATCTCTGGATTGACGTATGACGCAACCAGAAAACAAAACAAAGTTATGAAAGCAAAGAAGGTGCTTGATGGCGCAGACAACAATCAGTTGAAATCTGGTTATATGCCTGTTCCTTACAATGTTGACTTTGAGATGTATATTCTTGCAAAGAGTTCAGATGATGCGTTACAAATTGTAGAACAAATCCTTCCATACTTTCAGCCAGAATACACAGTAACACTTAGAGAGATTCCAGAGTTGGATATCATTCGTGATGTTCCAATCGTACTGAATAGTATCTCTTATGAAGATGACTATGAGGGCGACTTTACAAGTAGAAGGAGTATCATATACACTTTGTCTTTTACTGCAAAGTATTACTTATACGGCCCAGTAACGTCCACAAATGTTATTCGTACTGTACAGGTTGATCAATATGCAAATACACCTGTCAATGCTCCATCTAGGGAACAAAGATACACAGTCGCACCGAATCCATCAACTGCAACGGCAACAGAGTTCGATCCAGACGATGATAACTTCGGATTTAATGAGACTACAAGTTTCTTTGAAGATGCGAAAACTTATGACCCTAAGACGGACACGGACGTATAAATAGTATAAAGATTTAGGAAAAAGATATGGCAAGTACATTAAAAGTAAATGAGATACAACACACTGGTGGTACAAGTGCTATAACTGTGAATAGCAGTGGTATAGTAAATATGCCTAACTCAGTTTATATATCACGGTTTGGTCTTACATCTAATCTCACAGCGAATGGCACATTAACTGCTTGGTCTGTTCCTACTATACCTAATCAGGTCGCAACTATTGGTGCGGCTGTTACAGTATCTAGTGGTTTGTTCACTTTACCTGTCACTGGTGTTTGGTGTGTGCATCTAAATTCAAGAGTAATTACCACGGTAGATGCCACGTTGGGGGTGAATTTTGATATAACAACTGATGGCGGCACAAGTTTTACAACAACATCCTTCGCTAGTGAAGGCGATGGCGCATCTACAACGAACACAGGGAGCATTGTTATTACAGAGTATGTAAATGTAAATAATGTCTCAAATGTAAAGGTTCGCCTTGGGGGTCATAGCATAGCAAGTGGTGGTTATATACAAGGCCAAGCTATAGGTGATGGCTTACGCACTTATGTTAGTTTTGAACGCATAACGGATGCACAGTAGGATAAAATAAAATGGCAATTAGAAAAATAATATCAAGAAGTATCGGAGTAGATGTTATCGCCGCAGAAGATTTGGCGGCAAACTCTGTTACTGCTTCTGAAATTCAAGACGGTGTAATTACACAAGCAAAACTTGCTTCTGGTGTAGGTGGTGGCGGTGCATATCAGGGGGATAATAACTCTGGTACAAGAACAGGTTCTACCGCAGACATCTTCAGAGTACATGAACAACAACTAGATACAAACGTAACAATCGCATCAACAGATAATGCTTTGGCTGCAGGCCCGTTGACAGTCGCATCTTCAGTAACACTCACTGTTAGTGGTAACTTGACAATCATATAGGGGATAGAGAATGGCATCAACATTAACAGTAGATAATATCGTAGGGGCAACTACAGCGGCGAATGTTAAGTTACCCGCTGACTATATATTACAAGTTAAACATGGAATACTTACTGCAGCTAGTTTTACTACACAATCTGCATCTTTTACAAATATCACTGGTTTGTCTGTAAATATTACACCAAAATTTGCAACAAGTAAAATTCTTATTACATTAAATTTGATGGTCAGTATAAATGCTGCCACAATGTATGTCAGAATGACTGGCGGTAATTCTGCTGGTATTATTGGTGATGACACTAGTAGTAGCAGAGTTAGTGCATTTATGGGTTTGGGTAGACAAACTGGTGCGTTTGATATAAGTGAATCTGCTCTCTGTTTATCTGGACAAATGTTAGATTCGCCAGCAACAACTAGTGTTATTACTTATCAACCACAAGTTCGTGCAAGTGATTCTAGTAGTAGAACTATTCATGTTAATAAAGCACCAGATGACAGTGATCAGGTTTATCGTGGAAGATATGTCTCAACAATTACTGCTATGGAGATTGCACAATGAGTACATTAATCACAAATATTGCTCAGATTGGTACAATCAAAGACGCTGGTGGTAATGCAACTGCACTAACCATTGATAGTGCTGGTCGTATTCTTCAACCAACAAAACCAGCGTTTGCTGTTTTTCAAAATGCAAATCTCAGCAACCGAGATTATACCACACCAACAAAAGCACCTTTTGATACGAAAGACTTTGATATTGGTAACAATGTAACTATAAACAATTCTGCTGTGTTTGCTGCTCCAATCAACGGAATTTACCATTTTGGCTGCAATGTTATGCTTGATGCCATTGATACCTCAGGTTATGTTGATCTGATGTTATACATTGATGATTTAAATGTCGGTTCTGCCTCTGACCTCTCATACAGGCATCTTGAAGATGTTCAAGGTGGGTCGTATGCAACTATGAATGTGTCGGCATTAATTCAACTTACAGAAAATCAGACTGTTACACCTTACGTTAGAGTAAATACTGATACAGCTGTCGGCCTTCGAGATGGCGCACGTTTTTTTGGTTATTTGGTATCATAATAAGGGATAAAAGAAAATGGCAGATATATCACAAGCACTACAAGAATTAGGAATTACAGAATGGGTTCTCAGAGGAGAACCTACAAACTCTGATGAGTTCGCATCAATGTTCACAAAAATAACTGGTGAAAGTGCTGACGGTTCTGCAATCGAGTCAGACAACTCTGCCGACTGGCCAGAAGGTTTGACATGGGATGCAGTAGAAGCAAAGATGAATGAACTAACTGCCGCAGAACCAATGAAGGAACTTCGTGCAGAAAGAGACAGATTGATTGCTGAAACTGATTGGTGGGCAAGTTCTGACTTAACAATGACAGATGCACAAACAGAATATCGTCAGGCACTTCGTGATATTCCAGACACATTTTCAACTTTAGACACTGTTATTTGGCCTGATAAACCGTAGGTATGATATGTCAAACCAAACTGATATTCTAGATAATGTACTTGGTATTACAGATGTAGTGGAGAACACAACAAAAGACGTAACACCCCCAAAACCAGTTCTTGTTCCGGCAACAACTGGTACTGAAGCAGATATAGATAATGATTATAAATATCAGAGAGAAAACTTTTATAATTTGATTGAGAGAGGACAGGATGCGATTGATGGTATTCTAGACCTTGCAAGAGAATCGGAACATCCTAGAAGCTATGAAGTTGCTGGGAACTTGATTAAACAGGTGGCAGAAGTCACAGAGAAACTTGGAGACTTACAGGGTAAGATGAAGAAACTCAAAGAAGTTCCTAACTCTGCACCACAAAATGTAACTAATGCATTGTTTGTAGGAAGCACAGCAGAACTACAGAAGATGTTAAAAGGAAAAGAATAATGCCATTAACTAGAATTAGACAAACGGCGATTGGTGATGATGCGATTACTAGTCCTAAGCTTGCACACGACTTAGATTTCGATGGACAGTTTGTTCGTGTTCCTCATGGTACTACTGCACAACGCCCTGGCAGTCCTGATGCTGGATACATGAGATTTAATACTGACATTGGAACTTTAGAACAGTATAGCACTGTTACTAATGCTTGGCAGGCAATTGATAGTCCACCCATTATCTCTTCCCTTGCATACGCTGGTTCTCTAACTGCTGCTGATCCTGCTGGTGGGGGAACAATTACTCTTACAGGTTCAAACTTTAAGGCAAATGCTACTGTAACAGTTGGTGGAACTGCTGCATCTTCTGTGTCTATTGTCAGTTCATCATCTATTACATTTACAACACCAGCAAAGACTGCTGGCGATTATGATGTTGTTGTAACAAATACAAATGGACTTGCTGCAACCTTACAAAATGGAATTTCTTATAACGGAACACCAGCATTTACAACTTCTGCTGGTAATGTTGGTTCTGTTATAGAAGATGTTGCGATGTCAACAATTACTATTGTTGCTGCAGAACCAGATGGTGGAACACTTGCGTTTTCTATTACTTCTGGTGCATTACCAACTGGTGTTTCTCTAGGTTCTGCAAATGGACAATTAACTGGAACTCCCAATACAAATATAACTTCTGATACAACCTTTAACTTTACTGTTACTGCAACTGATGATGAGAGCCAAACAAATGCTCGTGCGTTCAATCTGATTGTTATTCGTCCTGTCTATGCATATCAAATCAATAATAGTTTGATGTTCAACGATGGTGGTAATGATCACTTAACTGCATCATCAAGTGTGTTGAATAGTACTACTGGTAATGGTAAAACATTTACTTGGTCTGCATGGGTAAAGAGGGGTTACTATGACACTGAACAATATTTGTTTCATGCAAGAAGTGCTGATTCGCAAGGAAATTTTATAAGATTAGAATTTACTTCTTCTAATCAACTCAGACTTAGAGGATATTCCACAAATCATATAGTCACTAACGCTCTGTTCAGAGATCAAACTGCATGGATGCATATCGTGCTGGCAGTTGATACAGATACTAGTGGGGATACAAATTCAATAAGATTGTATGTTAATGGAGAAGAACACACATCCTTTGCCACAGACACCATTCCTTCTACTGACGAAAGTTTAGTATTTGGTACTAACGTAGCTCATTTTATAGGAGTTGCTAATACTGGAGGAAGTGCCGATAGTGGTGGATTTGATGGCATGATGGCAGATATTCATTTTGTTGATGGACAACAACTTGCTCCAACTGCTTTTGCAGATAACTTTAACGGAGTATGGGCGCCTAAGGCATATGGTGGAACGTATGGTGGTAATGGATTCAAATTAAACTTTGCCAATTCTGCTGACATTGGCAACGATGTTTCTGGAAACAATAATGACTTTACCGCTGGTGGTGGAATTGCCGTAGATCATGTAAGACCTGATACGCCAACAAATAACTTCTGTGCATTGGCTGGTAATTCTGGTTTTGGAACAAACTCGCAAACAGTAGGAAACGGAAACACTTATTTGCAACTTGGCGGATCGGCAAACACTCAATGTTCCCATGTAATTGCAAGTGGAAAATGGTATTGGGAAGCGAGAATAACAGTTGTGGGTAATCCTTATATTGGTATTACCATTGCTGGTTTGGATGGTGCAAGGAACTTTTATTCTGGTAACGCAATCGCTGTTAATTCGGGTGGTGATATTTTTGACAATCAGTCAGATAGTGGCAATAATGGTTTGAATAGTATAGGTGCAAATGATATTATTCAAATTGCATACGATCACGATGCCCAAAAGATATGGTTTGGTAGAGATAATAACTGGTATAGTGGTAATGCGTCATCAGCAAGTACTATAAACATATCTGATGTTGTTGCTGGAAACAATGCGTTTGATACTTCTGTTGTTCAACTAGTGAGACAATTCAATAACAGGCCTGTTGTTCCTTATATCGCCGCTTCAGATAATGCAGCTGGTTTTCACATGAACTTTGGGCAGAACCCAACATTTAATGGCGCTATAACAGCAGGAACAGAGACAGATGGTAATGGACTTGGTCTATTCAAATATCCTGTACCTACTGGTTTCTTGGCGCTTTGTGCAAAAAACCTTTCTGACAATACAAATATTGATATTCGTAATAATGTTCGTCCAGAACAGTTCTTTAAGGCACAACTTTTTTCTGGAACTGGAAGCACACAATCAATCAATATTGGTTTTCAGCCAGATATGGTTTGGATCAAAAGATACGATGGGAGTAACAGCGGTAATTGGAGATGGTACTTTTCAACAGTTAGTGATAATGTGAGTGCTGGCACCTCTGGTGTAAAATACTTACGGCCGACTACAAATCATGTGGTTGCTTCTGCAACTGCAAATAGTCTTTATGAAATGAACAGTACTGGATTTGGTGTACACGGAACTGGCCAAGACACTAACAACAATGGCGCTAGTTATGTTTCTTATTCTTGGAAAGCGGGTGGACGCCCAACTGCAACTAACTCCGCTGGAGCAGGAAATGTTCCGACTTCTGGTTCTGTAATGATTGATGGTGTTGCATCAACTGCTGCACTTGCTGGAACAATCCCAGCAACTAAACTTACTGCAAACACAAAGTCAGGTTTCAGCATTGTTCAATATGAGGGCACAGGGTCAAACGGAACAGTGGCACATGGATTAACTAAGGCACCAGATTTTATTGTAACAAAAGGACACGACTCAGAGCTTTCTTGGTATGGTTATACTGGTGGAAGTATGACTGCTGATCAAGTTATTGCATTTAACTCTACAGCTGCCGATTTTGGTAGTGCTGGTGCATTTGTCGAATCTTCTTTCTCTAATACAGTATTTGGTGTAGGTACAGAAACCCCAACAAACCACAGTAGTGAAACAATGATGGCACTGTGTTGGCACGCTATAGAAGGTTATAGTCAAATTGGACATTACTTCGGCAACGGAAGTACTGGAGGAGCTGACGGGCCCTTTATACATTGTTCATTCAAACCTGCCTTTGTTATGATTAAGAATCTTGAAGCAGCAGAATCTTGGTACATCTATGACGATGCACTTAATCTTCAAGGAAATCCACATGATACATATCTAAACCCATCATCAGATGGAAATGGTGGAACAGGTAGTAATAGATTTGTCGATTTCTATGCCGGTGGATTTAAGGTAAGAGGTTCAGACCAATCAGTAAATGGTGGTGGACAACATAGAATGTGGTATATGGCATTTGCCGCTGATCCATTTAAGTATGTAGAGGCAGAGTAAAATTATAAAGTTATGTTATGCAGAATTATGATCATTACCTTGGAAATCCTCTACTAAAGAAATCTAATGTTCCTGTAGAGTGGACAAAAAAACAAATCCTTGAATATCAGAAGTGTATGGAAAATCCCACATACTTCATTAAGAACTACATCAAGATTGTGTCTCTTGATGAAGGACTTGTGCCGTTCAAGATGTATGACTTCCAAGAAGATATCATAGAC